GTACGTGGCAGTATAGACTGTCTGTGCCTTCGTTTGTCACGGCAAATATTCTTTTTGTATTTGCTGGTGCACACTCTACAAACGTTTGATTAAGTGCTGGTTGAGATGCAAATATTCTTCCGAGATGCCAATAGTCCAATGTGCTTCTAAATTCTCCAGCTACACGAGATGGCATATACTTATATTCTGAATACCTCGGTACATAACCAAATGTGTTAGTAGCCGTTCCAGTATAAGCATATAGCTCTTGATTTTGTACTTCTTGCTCACCAATGTTTGCAAATGTTGGCCAATAATAGTCCAAAGTATCATTTTTAAGGAATGTTCTTGGAATGCCTTGCTGATAAGCTGTTTTAGGCATTACAGACATAATACCAATAATGTATCCGTGTTCTTCGCAATAATAACTTCCGTATTTGCCTGATGTTACTGCAACTCCATGACCAGCCATTGAACCCTGAGGTGTTGAAGTTGGTGTTGAAGGGTCTCCAGCTTCGAATGATCCAGTAGTATTTAAAACTTCAGATACTACTACTGGTGTTTTAATTCCAGTAATATATTCTGGGCGTTGAAGTCTTTTATCCGAACTTTTTACACCGAAATGAGTAAGAATTGATTCGATATAACGTGTTCCACCTCTTGCGTTTTTTTCCAACCATTCTTGAAGTCTAAATGCACGACGAAGGTCGTTAATAGTTGTTGGCTCTACATCTGCATTAATTGAAGGTACATACAAACCCGCAGAGGTTATAGGTGCTGGTAAATTATCAATATCATATGAACCTGATGGTGTTGATACTACATCTCCGGTTACACCAGCTGAATTCCTACCTTGAATTTTTGTATAAGGTACTGATATATCACCCAATGGAATGTCTACAGCATCTCCTTTTTGTGCAAAAGGAAGTGAAGCTGTAAAGTAATCGTGTTCCCAAGCTCTTTTACGAAGTGTTGTTAATGTAGCATTATTTGCGGCATTATTTCCGTCTACTAATTTATAATCTACTGGAGATACCAAATTCTGGTCTCTGTAATACTCATTGTAAATACATTGATACGCTGCTGCTGGTAATGCTGAAATCCTTGCAGCAGTTGAACCTACTGGTGGTGGAGGTACTCCAAGATAATCTAAGAACTTTTGATTTGCAGCTGGAAATCCAAAATCATAATTGAGATAAGGTGCTACTATACCACTGTTTGCATCTGTAATAAATTTTTCCCAGTTTGGCCATAGTATACGATTAGGTACAAAGAAATAATGCATTGATACATCCATTCTATGCATTACTGGGGCAGTATTGTACTTGCTGCTCCTAAAGCTGCTGCTATTGGGAATGGCATATCTTTAGTTTTTTAATTTACTTTGTAAATATTATTTTTTTAATTGACTTGTCCAAAAGTTTTTTTTGTCAAACTCTTGTTCTCGTCGTACCTCCTTGTCCGCGTTTTTTGACCTCTTCACTTTTGTTAGTGTCAATTAGCACTAATATATCAAGTGTATTAGTGCTGTTTCGGGACTTGTCCCGAAGCTGACGCGCTTCGCTTGTCTTCGTAAAAAAGCCCCAACAAGCAAGCTTGTTAGGGTTTTTTCCGTGTGTTTATTGCGCTTCGCTGTTAACATCCGTTTTTGTTTTTTCAAGGTTTTCCTTAATTGCTTGAAATTCTTGTTTGTAATTTTCGGCAAATTCTTGCCGTTCTGCGAGATCCATATAACGAGGGTCTGGGAAGTATTCATCTGTTTCTGTTTCGTCGTATAACGCCGTTTTTTGTCCTCCTATTGGTAAACCCGACGCAAATCTTGTCAATATTTCTTTAATTGACATTGTTTGGTCTGGTATTGTTAATGATGGTTCATCATTTGTTTCGTAGTTTTTTTCAAATAGCGGTGAACTATACATATTTTTTACTCTCATATAATTGTGTTTCTGCCTTGTTCGGCGGTTTTGTACATTTTTTTAAATGCAAAAAAATGACGTTCTGCCATTATTGAATAATAGTCTTCGCCGTGTTCTTGCATTTCTTCTGTTAATTGTTTTTCTGCCATTTCCATAATGGCAATGGCTACTTTTTGTTTTTCGGCTTCATTATAAATTTTGTCCTTATAATATCTTGGCATAGCTATTTTTTTGTTGTCCTTCATTGGTACATACATTCTTTTTGTTAAATCTGCTTTGTGCCAGTTTATCATTTGTTCAGTTAAATAATTTGAGCCTAAACCTTTTGACATTAAAGAAAATTCTTTTTGTCTATCATCGTTTTTGTGTACGGGAATTTTCCCTTGTTTAGTCATATATTTAAGTGTATATCCGATGGAAGCTTCAGTAACTGAACCAATGTATATATGACCAATAGTCTTATTGTCCAAAGCCCAAGCACGTGTAACCATTTCGGCATTTGCATTGAACATAATAAGGTGATAATGTGGGCGCATTGTTTCGCCACCATATTCACCGACTGCATAGTATTTAATTTTTTCATTGGAAAGTTTACGTAACCTTTTCATAAATTTTTGAACGTGAGATTTATCTAACGTTTTGTAATTCTTTTCTGTTCTTGGCACGTGTTCATTATTGTAAGTTAATGTTACAAATAATGCTGATTTACTCCTATCTCCTTCCTTTACTAATCTATATGACCAGCCCGAGGTCCGCCGTTTCATACACGGCGGACACTTGGAGCAAGGGACTGGTATTTGTTCCCGTGTAAACTTATCCTTTACATAAAAGGGAGTTATACACTTTGTTGACATTCTATATCATTGGAGTACCATATTTAGGCATTGGTCGTACTGCTGTTACTTTATTAAGTACGTGGCAGTATAGACTGTCTGTGCCTTCGTTTGTCACGGCAAATATTCTTTTTGTATTTGCTGGTGCACACTCTACAAACGTTTGATTAAGTGCTGGTTGAGATGCAAATATTCTTCC